GAGCTTTGCAATCTTCCGCAACTCCTCCTGGTCCTTCTGCTCGCGGTCCTCGGTCTTGCCTAGCTCTTCCAGGGCGGCAATCTGGTCCTCAATGGCCTTCACGCTGCCATCCCGCCAATCCTCCCAGGCCTTGCGGCTGGTGTCCAGGCGCTGGATTTCTGCTTCCTGCATGGCCTCATACCGGGCAGTCAGAGCATCAATCACGCCCTGCCCCATCTTGTCCAGGTTAGCGGCGTCCCGCTCCAGCATCTCCTGGCGCAGGTCGTAGATCTTCTCCTCGTACTCGCGGATCTGCTCCGCATTAAACTTGTACCTCTTGCGGAGCTTTTCCAGCAGCTCCATCTCCTCTTCCAGGGAGATCCGGTTCATATGCCGCAGGTGCGCTATGCGCTCGTATTCCTTCCGGATGGGGTCTTCTCTGGAAACACTGGGCATGGCAGGGGCCGCGGAAGTGGATTTCCGGGAACCCCCGCCACCGCCCCCTCCCCCGCTGCGTCCGGAGCCGGTAAGCAGCCCCGCCGCCTTCATCTCCCCCAGCAGCTCCTGCAAGGCCTGCCTGGACAGGGCAATCTTGGCCAGCATGTCCGACGCGTCGGCAGTCAACACGCCCCTCACCTGGGCCGAGGCCTGCAGACCCCCAAACTCCCCCTCCAGGGCAAAAATCATACTGCCTATCGCCTGTACCTGGGCGATGAGGGACTGCCGGAATCTCTCCAGGCCCTTTTCCGCCAGAGTCAGGCTGCCCTCCGTTCCGTCAAAAGCCAGCCCCAGCTGTTCCAGTTCCCGGTTTACTTTGGCAATCTCGCCGGCGCTGCCCCGGAGCTTCTGGTCCATCCCCTGGTAGGCGTCCATGGCTTTTTGGGCTGCCTTCACCTGGGCCAGCAGCCCGCCGGCCTTTTGGATGTTCCCGTCCGCCTGCTGCCAGGCTTTGGCCAGGCGGTCCATGTCCCCTGCCGCCTCCTGGGCAAAGGCCCTCACCAACCGGCTCGCGTGTTCCACCGTGGCCTGAAGGCCCTCCGCCGTGGCCCGGATTTGAATGACCAGCTCGCCAATGTCCGCCACACGATCACCTGCCTTCTCTTGCTGTGTCCGCCTGTCCCATCACCTCGCCGCCTCCGCCCAGGAAGGTCATGCCGTCCACCTGTTCCTCCCCTTCCCCAGCCCCGTGGAGGGCTGCCCATGCTTCCAGCACCGGGGCAATTTCATCCACATAGTAGTCCTCCAGCAGTTCCCGCTTGCCGATACCCATGCCCAGGGCCCCGGCAATCAGCCGCTGCAGCCACCGCTGCCCCCCGCCAGCGCCCCTGCCCTGGCCCACAAATGGCGGGCGGCCCGCGTAAAATTTTCGATTTCGTTCACCTCCAGCCAGGCGGTAAGGATGTCCGTCAGACCGGCAAGTCCAATGTCGCCGTCTTCCAGCAGCCGGTTTTCCCCGATGCCTGTGAGGCCCGCCGCCAGGCGGATCACCTGCCCGGGCGCGATGGTGAGCGCACGGGCCAGCAGGTCCACCAGCATGTCGCCGGTGCAGGCTTTCAGTTGGGCAAAGATGCTCTCCACCTTCTGGCCGGGAAAAAGCCCTTCCATCAGCAGGGCGGGAAAGCCCTGCAGCTGCTCCATGGCCGCCAGAAAAGCCCCCAGGGGCATGCGCCTGATCTCATAACCCCGCACCATGCGGGCGGAAGGGAGGGAAAGGGAAACGCTGCTTTTTCGCAAAGGAATCATGATTTGCCTCCTATTAAAGGCGAGGCGCATGTTGCTGCGCCCCGCCTGTGTGCATCCGGCGCAGCCTACGCCCCCGGCCTGGTTTCCGCTGCGGTCAGAAAACTGTTGCAGGCGGCCAGGTTGGATTTGTCCTCCTTCAGCTGCATCACGGCCCAGGGAGCCAGGGCGGGCAGCATGGGCCGCTTGAACACGCCCGTGATGATAACCTCGCAGACGGTGGGGCTGTCCTTTCGGGTGGTGAAGTTATCAAACCGCACCCCCGTCAGCTCAAACACCCGGTAGTTGAAATAAAAGGGCAGGCCGTCCACCGTGTCCACCACAAAGCGCAGGGCAAACTCCCTGCTCTTGGGGGAAAACTCTCCCTCCAGGGTCTGGGTGGTTTCATCAAAAGCGCCCATGCCCAGGTCCTCCATTCTTTCCAGGGGCACCTCCGCCACGCGAATCTCCACCTCCTCCCCCGCGATGTCCCTCACCTGGGCGTAAAGGGTATCGTCATAATACAAATCCACCCCGGATTCCTTAGCCGTGCGGGTCATCTGCCCGGCAAAGGGCAGGGGCTCCCCCGCGGCAGTTCCATAGCCGGTAAGGGTGTTCTGGGTAACGGGAGCCAGGGCCAAACCCCGAAAGCCGGTGGCGGCTCTCTTTTTGGACATTGGATCTTCCACCTCCTAGTTTGTTATCCGATACCGGAAGGCCAGCTGCCGAACCCCCTGGCCCGGCTCCTCCCACACAAAAACCTGCTCGTAGCCCAGGGCCTCCAAGGCCTGCTCCACCTGCGGGCCCAGGCTTTCAAAGTCCGCTTCCCGCGAGGCAAAGAGCCGCACATAAAACTCCGTCTCCGTCAGATAGGGCGTATTGTCCCGGCGGTCTGTGGCCCGGCGGGAAGCCAGGTCCACGGTGACGCAGGGGATGGGCGCCTGTGCCCTGGGCCAGGACAGGGTGACCGCCTGAAGGCCCGCAATGGCCCTGAGGGCTGTCAGAATTCCCTTGCGCTGGATGGTAATGCTCATGGCAATTCCTCCCGGATGGAGGCGGCCACAGCCTGAAGGAGAGTGTCTCTGTGGGCCTGGCAGGCGGGAAACAGAAAGGGCCGGGCCGGCTGATGCTCTGTGCCCAGCTCCACGCATGCCGCGTGGTCGGCTGCGGCCCGCACACAGCCCATGGCTTCCTCCCCCTCCTGGGTAACGGGCTCCGCCTGAATGCTGCTTACCAGTTCCCCCGTGTCCACCGGGGCCAAGCTGCGCGCTTCCCGGGCCATGGCTTCCAGTCCGTCGGCCATTCCCCGGGCAGCCTTGGGCAGCAGGGAAGCGGCAATGCCCGCCAGAGCCTCCCGGCAATCCTGCGCCCCTTCCAAATGAAAATCAATCCTCATAGCGTGCCCTCCGTTCCCAGGGGGGAAGATAGCGGATGTGGGCCTGGCAGTGCCTGGGCCAGCAGGCCACATACACCACCCGCCAGTCCGGCGCATCCTGCGGCCCCACATCCACGCAAACGCCCATGCCCACCGCCAGATCCCCACCCGGCCAGGTGAGCAGCAGCCGGGTTTCCTGCAGGGGCTCGCCGTACATCCGGGCCGCCAGGGTGCCGGAGAGGGGCCGGATGACTGCCCCTATCATCCGGTATTCCTCCCGGTACCCCTCCCCATTTTCCCGGGGCTGCTTAACGGCCACCTGCCGCAGGTGACTTGTCATCCGGTTCATGGGCACCCCACCTTTGCAAGCCGGTATCCGTCCAGCAGCTGCCGCACAGGCTCCGGCAGAGCCTGGATGGTGCCGCTGATTCCGCCTTCGGAGTAACTGGTGGAACCCTCCAGGCCCAGCAGATTGTACCGCACCGCAGCCAGCTCCGGGAGGATTCTCTCCAGCACCCTGGGCAAAAAATCCCTGCCGGTATACGCCAAGGCGTAACCTTCCGCTTCAAGAAGCAGGTCTGTCAGCAGGTCGTCCCGGCTTTCGTCCGCCAGGCCTAAGCGGCGCTTGAGCCTTATCAGTTGCTCGGGCATCCTGTTTGGCCTCCTTTCCCAATTCCGCTTCCTTATAAAGCGGCGCTTCCACGGGCAGCGGCGCTTCCACGGGCAGCGGCGCCCCCGCGGGCAGCGGCAATCCCACAAATTTCATGGCGATCCTCCCTTACTTGTGGTGCAGGTAGATGCCGGCCAGCTTGTTCTCGTACACACCGTTCACGCCCACAATGCGGTAGCCGAACTTCCAGGCGTCAGCATCCTGGTTCAGTTCCGGGGTGATGACCTTTGGCGCGATGTGCTTGGGGAACTGGATCACAGCGGCCTTGTGGATGATCATGAAGTTGATGTCCTTGGCCTCCACGGCGATGACGTAATCATCAGCGGTGGGAGTGTAATCCGGATCCACCACGGGAGTCACGGCGGATGCCTTGATTTCGCCGGTACTGGGAGTGGCAGTATTGGCCACCACTTTCAAGGCTCCGGGGGTGGTCGCTTCCGCCTGCTGGTAATGCTTGGGCCACTTGATGTACCCGCCGTCGGTCTGGCCGGACGCACCAGTCTTCAGGGTGATGGCGGTGTAGAAGCGGGTCTGGGGCACCTGGGCGATGCTGGCAAAACGCGCCAGAACCTCACGGCTCTTGGTAGAGTCCGAATCCTGGATCAAGCCCAGCAGGGTGGGGGTGATGAACAGGTGACGGTCCTCCATGGGCACCTCGTCCTCGTCCATGGCATTGGTGCCGGCACGGAGCGCCGCAATAACCTCCGCCCCGGTGGAAAGGGTTGCCCCGGCAGCCACCTTGCCGATGCCATCCGTCCCGGCATATCGGGCCAGGCGGTAGGCGTCCAGCTCGGGCACCACCCTGGTGCGGATAAACTCCCCGGACAGCCGGCCAAAGGCAATGCCCGCGGTTTCGGCGTTGTCCATGTTGTCCACAGAGAACATCCGGCCCCGGTCATAGTCCACGGGAATGGTCTGGTGGGTCAGGGTGACGTCGCCGTCCACATAGCCGGAACTGCGGCTGTAGTCACCCAGGCCCTGCATGTCCAGCATGGGCACAATCAGTTCATTGGCATTGGCCCCTGCCTGCACCAGGTCCGGGTTGCCGTCCAGGATGGCGGTTCTGCTGGATTGCTGGTAGACCTCGTCTAATATTGGAACATAGTTTTTGAAGAGTGAGATGGTGTTGGACATCGAAAAATTCCTCCTTCGTTTGTTGGTGGGAAGTAAATACCAAGGGGACCGGGGGGGTGGTTTTGTTGTAATACCGCTTTACTGAAGTTGTGCTGCCGTTAGCTTACGTTGTGCTGCTGTTTTACTTGAGGCCGGCGGCGGCACGGATGGCGGCCAGCTGGGTGGAACTGGGGTCGGTGGGCGTGAATTTGGGTGGGTCGCCCTTCATTTTGTCTTTGACAGCTTTGTCTACGGCGGCCCGGAAGGCTTTTTCTGTCTTGTCCAGGCTGGCCGTCATGGAGACCTCATCGTCCACGCTGATGGCGTCCAGCAACTCCGTGGGCAGCCCCCTTTGGCTCATCTGCTCCAGGGCAGCGGCCCGCAGCTCCCGCCGGGTCAGCTCCGCTTCCCGCTGGGCCAGTTCCGCAGCCCGCTCCTGGGCCTTTTGCTGGGCCAGCTGCTCGGCAGACAGATTTTTCTCTGCCTCCCATTTGCTTTTGGCGGTGTCGAGGGCCTTGGCAATCTGCCTGTCAAACTGGCTTTGCAGGGCTTTGTCTGCTTTCAGCAGGGCGTTCAGGTCGGCGGGTTTGGGTTCACCGGGTTTGGTGTTCGCAGGTTGTTCCGGATCAGGGGTCTCCCTCCTGATTTCCTGCATGGCTTCATCCATTGCTTCTTCCATGGCTTCCTCCTTGCCCGCGCCGTTCTTGCCCGGCGCGTTCGTTGTATGTAAAAAGCCCAGTCCCCAAAGGGCCGGGCTTTCTACCGGGGGTTTCATTACCGGGGGTTTGGATCGCCTGAGCCAGCATCTCCCGGGCCGCCTCCTTGGGATCCTCCACAAAGGGCACCTGCCCCAGCAGGATGGGGGCAGGCACCAGGCCCTTTAGTGTGGACACCATTTGGGCAATCTCCAGCTCGTTCACCGGCAGGGCGCGCCTGAAGAGGATCTCCACAGCGTCCGGTTCGATGGCGGCAGCTCCCCGCAAGGCCAGGAAGTGGGCAAACAGCCGGAGCCGCTGCCGAAGCCCCTCCCGGAACCACCGCTCCTTGATCTTGGTGAGCTGCTCCAGCCCCAGCAGCTTGAAGCGCATGGCCACGCCGCTGGTATTGCCGGCAAACTGGGCATCGCTCATGTCCGGCACGAAGCTGAGCTTGTGGATATCCTCCCGCAGGCTGGCACGCAGCACCTCGGTATCGCTCTCACTGGCTGGCTTCACCAGCCACTCTGCCTTGGCCCCGTCCCCGGGCATGAACAGGGTTCTGGTCTGGCGCAAGCGCTGGGCCGGGGTGATCACCGGCTGCCTGCGCCCCAGGCCCATCGCGTCCTCCTCCCCTTCCGCGCCCTCCACCGGCGCGTCCTCCTCCCCCAGCGCCCCCACCCCGTACAAGGCCAGGATGCTGTCCGTAAACTGCTGCTTGTCGTTCACCCGGTCGCTCTGGAGGATGTCATAGGCGTCCATCAGCGTCAGGACCGGCTCAAAATCCCCCTGCTCCCGGCTGTTGTTCCAGTACTCGGTGAGAGGCACAGCGCCAAAGAAATGGGGCGTCCGCTCCCCGGTGGCCCTGGGAACCTCCTGCCCGGTCCGCTGGTAGCAGACAGCCTCCCGGGCAGTGTAGACGGTCATCCGCTGCCCAACAGGCTTCAGCATTCTGTCCATCTTGGGCAGCACCGTGATGCCCAGCAGAGGCGCATGGTTGACAGTATCATCGTAGACCACAAAAGCGCTGCGGGGATCGATTCGGGCTACCTTGGGCCGGGCTTCCTCATCCGCGTAGGCCAGCTCCACAGCCACCCCATACACGGCCGCGTCCACAGCCAGCTCCGCGTCCAGGCTTTCACTGTCCGTGGCGGCGTAGGCCTCCCTGATGGGCTCAAAGGCTGCCTCCTGGCCTTTGCCGGGCGCATAAGTGACCGGGCTGCCCAGCAAATACCCTGCGGATAAGGTGACGATGTACCCGGGCAGGTCATGCACCAAGCGGTTGTTGGGCAATCCCCGGAGGCGGCGCCGGTCCTGGATGGCATGCTTGCGGTCGTATACCCGGCGCAGACTCTCCAGGTGCTGCCGCCTTTGTTCGTGGGCATTGAGCAGTTCCAGCAGCAGGGCAGGGGCCGGCTCTCCAGTGGGAAGCAACAAGGCCTTGTCAATGGTGATCATGGGAACCTCCTTACGATACGGCAATGGCGGTGCGCCTTGTACTCACGCTTTCCATGGCATAGCGCACAGCGTCAATGGTGTGGTTGTCCCGGTCCGGGTACCGGCTGATCAAGCGGCCTTCCTTGTCCCGGTCATACTCGCAGGCGCTGAACTCTTTGGCGGCCCTGGGGCAGGCCTTGGGGTCAATCACAATCCGTCCCTGGGTCTGAAGCCAGCGCATGCCGTGGTGGATGCTGTCCGGGCCCTTTTTGGCGGGAATGATCCTTACGCCCCTGGCCCTCAGCTCGGAGATGCTCCTGGGGTCGGCGCTGTCTGCGGTGACCACGTCACTGCCGCAGCGGGCCCTGATCTCCCGGGCCAGGGCGTCCAGCCCCATGCCCTGGCTGACGAACTCGCTCACCAGGTAAAGGATCTTCTGCCGCCGGTCATAGGCGCAGCGGATGAAGGCATCCGGGTCCACCGCAAAGCCGAAGTCATGGCCGCTGTAGGTGGGCATGCCCTGCCACTCACTGGGGCTGATCTCCCGCAGCTGCAGGTTGTCAAACACCTGGCCGCCGGTGCCGGTCACTTCCCCCAGGTACATCCAGCGGTAGGCCCGCGGGTTGGCGGCCTTCAGGGCCTCCGCCTCGGCCAGAAAGTCCGGCCCCAGCCAGGCAGGCGGCAGGTTCAGGTAGCTGCTTTCATGCACCAGGCGGCCCGGCTTGGGCAGAAGCGCCTCCCCGTTCACCCAGTTGCCGGCGCTCATGGGCGGGTTGTAGGTGCAGAAGGTGACGGCGGCATCCCCCCGCAGCACACTGGCCTTGATGGTGCGCACATCCTCCATGCCGTGAAACTCCGTCAGCTCCTCAAACCACAGATACTTGAAAAATCCCCGCCCCAGCTTGATGCCCTTGCTCTTGCCCGGGTCGTCCGCACCCCGGAAGAGAATCCGCTGCCCTGTGGGCTGGTAGACCATCTCCAGGGGCGAGAGGCGGGGCAGCCACAGGCTTTCCATCTCCAGATGGCGGATGGCCCACAGCATCTGGGCATACACGCTGTCCCGCAGGGTGTCGGCCACTTTGCGGTAGATAATGGCATTGGCCTGCCCGGTTTTGTCGGCCATGAGGCCCAGGGCAATCTGCAGGCTCACAAAGCTGCTTTTGCCGCTGCCCCGGCCGCCCTTCAGCCAAAGCTCGGCAACCTCGCCCCCGCGCAGAGCCTGGTGGAGAGGGTCAAAGGGCCGGGCCATGAGGCTGCTCAGGCGCAGCTGCCGCTCCATCAT